GTGCAAGATAACTTTGCTGGTGCGAAGACTTACCCGATGAGCGTCTATTTCTCAGGGGAAGACCACGACACGCAAGCGAATGAGTTTTTCGAAGCATTATCAGAGCAAGGGGCGGGAAAGCTACAGCACCCAATCTACGGGCTGCTAACAGTTAATGCGACCGATGATATTGAGCAAGTCGATAGACTGAAAACTGGTGCCAACCAGAGCGCATTTACTATCACTTTCATTGAAACCATCACCGACCTATATCCAAGCGCACAGACAAACCGCAATGAGTCAGCGCAAGCGGCTAGTACCAACTTTGACAATGTGAAAAGTGAAGAATTTGCTGACGGGATCAGCTTGGAGACTGTCGCTGAAGAGCAATCGCTGATTAATGAGATTAATGATTTTGTTGGCACTGTTGAAGAAGAGCTAAAACCGCTAGTTGAAGGTGTTGAAGATGCTGAAGAGTTTCTAAATGACGTATCCAACTCAATCACTAACGGCATTGATGTGTTAATTGGCATTCCTTTGACGTTAGCCTCTCAGTGTATACAACTGGTAAAATCAGCCACCAACACAGCCGCATTAATTAGCGCTAAGTTTGATGCTTATGGTGATTTGCTTGATGACATTATTGGACCAGATAACACAACCACCACACCGACATACAACAACGTCGGCCAAAACTCAGTACAGACACAAGATCTCTTTGCATCAAGCAACGTGTCAGCGATTGCCGATAGCATTCTGGCTACTGAGTTTGAAACGCGTGACGAAGCACTAACCGCAGCTATATCGGTGCAGGATTCTTTCTTTGAATACGTAGAGTGGAAAGAGCGTAACTTTGTTTCAGTATCAATTGAAGATGAAGGCGCAGGCTATGAGGCATTGCTCGACCATGTAACTAAAACGGTCGGCAGTGTTATTGAATCTGCATCATCACTACAGCGTTACAGAAACGTGGTGCTTGAGCGCGACATGTTGGTACTGGATTTTGCCTATCAGTATTTTGGCACCAGTGACAGCGATACGGTTGAGAAAGTTATTTTGCTGAACGGGTTGGATAACAGTGATATATGGACGATACCTAAAGGGCGCTTGATGCGTTATTTGGTGAGTTAATATGACAACCTACACCGCCAAACAAGGCGAAACCTTTGAAGACGTAAGCCGCAAGGAATACGGAACAGAAGAAAGCACATCCACGCTACGCAAGGCTAACCCGTCGGCGGGTGCAGAGCTTGACGCGGGTACGCAGCTATTTATCCCCAAAACACCAACCAAGACGAAGATTAACCAAACACTTGATGAAGTCACGGTGTTGATTGGCTCGACTGAATTTAAAAACTTTGTAGAGGTGGTGATTAGCCAGCGCTTTGACAGTTTCGATACATGCGACATTATCGCGCCATTCGAGCCAGAAAATACACAGTTTAGAGAGTTATTTAAACCGTTTAGCTATCAATCAATAGAAGTGTTTATTGGTGAGGAGTTGGTGTTTAGTGGTACTCAAATGGGCGTTAATCCGTCCGTCACAACTAGCGCAAGAACCGTTACGCTGTCGGCCTATTCTCGTTGCGCGGTGATCAATGATACTTGCGTCCCTATCTCGGCTTATCCTGTGGAGGTTAGAGGTTTTAAATTAGATCGCATTGCCAAGACTATCACGGAGGTGTTCCCGTTTGATGTTGTAGTTGATGCTGATGTCGGCGCATCGTTTAACGTGGCAACCATCAAGCCAGACAAGCGAGTTGCACCTTATCTCACTGAACTAGCTAAGCAGCGCGACATTGTGATTACTAATAACCTTGAGGGTAACTTGCTTTTAACCAAGGCGAGCGAGTCTGAAAGCGTGGCATTCCTTAAAGATAACCAACCGCCATTGTTATCGGTTATTCCGCAGTTTAGTGAGCAAAGTTATTACAGTGATTACACGGCGATATTGCCTGTTATCATTCGTCAGAATCCGACAAGCTACACGGCGAAGAATCGCAAGCTTACGAACTCCCTGCGCGTTGACAACTACATGGCGACCGATTCGTTTAACGGCGATGAAAAGACCGTTGCTGTAAGTCGCAGGGCTAGAGGCTTGGCTAATTCAATCCGTTACTCGTGCGAGCTGGCAACGTTACGCGATCCGCAAGGTGATTTGTACGCGGTGAATACGTTTGTGAACATTCAAGCGTCGACCGCCATGGTTTATCGTGACACTAAGATGTTTATTCGAGGCGTTACAATGTCACTTACTCCAAACGCTAGAGTGTGTGAGTTGGAATTGACACTACCAGAGGCGTACAACGGAAAAGAAGTAGAGGTTTTACCGTGGGAAGAATAACACGCGCACTTAGCGCAATAGGCGACCGAATAAAGGCCGTGATTGACGCTAGTGACATAAACGAAATGGAACACCTGCAACCACTAGGTGACGATTCAAAGCCGCTACCACAAGATGACGGATGGAGCGATCGCACTAGTGAGAATGGAAATGACGTTTACTTTGGTGCGTTTGACTACGACAACAAGATTGCAGAACCAGGGGAAAAGCGCACATACGCCCGCAATGCTGATGGTAATCCAGTTAGCCACGTTTACCAAAAGAAAGACGGCACAATCATTATCGCCAATGACAGCTACAGTAAGACCATTAGCCCTGATGGGTCATGGGTGGAGACTAACGGCAGCTACTCGAAAAGCGTAAATGCTGACGGCTCATGGTCTGAAACGAATGGGGCTTATACTAAATCTGTCGAAGCTAGCGGGGCGATGACTGAGACAGGGCAAGTGTTTAACCTAAACGGATTCATCATCAATCCTGATGGCTCGGCAACGTCACCAGTTAGTGTGGGCGCTCCTACGGTGAATGGTACAACTTCATTGACTGTTGCAGGTAAAGAGCAGGCGGGGCACGAGCACTTGCCGGGTGGTTACTTAGACGCGGAAGGCAGACCAATTACGGGTAACAGTGGTTCACAACCTTAAATAAAATAAATGCAATAACTGACTTGATTTTACTCATTAGGTCGGTTATTGTGTTTGTAGGTTAATAAACAGGACAATGAAAGATGAAGACATTAACAGGTAAAGACCTAATTAACACATACATAACGAACGACAACGGAAAGCTATTAAAACTATACATGGAGACTTGCGCAAGTGTTGGTTTGCATGTTTTCCATGATGGCAATGAAGCGTTTGACGCAGAGTTTTATCGTGATGGGTTGTTCATCGCATGTAATGAGCATTCCGATCCAAGTTCGGAGGGTGTTTTGCAGTTGTTTATGACTGATGAAGATCTTGGTTATGAATTGACGTGGGAAGAGCTAGCAAAAATGAACATCGACAACCTAGCAACACAAACACCAGAAGAGAAAGAGGCGATTGACCTAATCGACACCACGCCGCATCAATATGAGATGAGTAAGTTCAAATCAAACCCAGTGATACAATTAAGCATTGACGAGATAGATAAGTTTAGTGGTAATGAGTGGAACGGCGAAGGCTTGCCGCCTGTTGGGGTTGAGTGTGATTTTTTTGGAGTTGAGGATACTTGCAATGGCAAAGTGGAGATTTACCACATTGACGATAACAAGGTGATGTTTTTGGGCAGGATTGAAGGATACCCGAGTGAATCTACTATCAACAACTTCAAGGAAGGTCGCGACCTAATGGCTTTTTATGTTCGAGAAGGTGATCGCGCATTCCGCAAACCAGAAACCCCACAACAACGCGAAGAGCGCGAGCGTGAAGAGCTGGCAGATACAGCGTGCGAAAACATGTTTGGTGAGTCAATCCAAAATTGCAGGCCTGATGTTGCCGCCACGGTTAGATGCATGATTGATGCAGGCTACCGCAAGGAGTCAAACCAATGAACCGACAAGACATACTCCAACAAGAAACAATGAAGCGCTTTCAATCCGTACCGAAAGCAAAAACGGACGTTAAGCCATCGCAAAAGATGATCAAGACAATGCAACTTCGAAAGCGTATTGAAGTGATGGAAGAGGCGAGAGCGTTAGGGTGCAGTGTTGATGAATTGTATATGGGTGGTGTTTTATGAGCACTGTAATAACATATGACTTTAATTATGGCATGCCATTTATTGATATTTACGCACCAGATGCGCGATTAATGATTGTGAATACAGACATGCAAGGCCACGTAATTAAAGTTACCGGAGACTCAAAAATCCCATTCATTATTGGAGTTAAGTTTTCAAATTGCACCATAATTGCAGATAATTTAAGAGCATTTGATAGCTGTTACTTTGATCAAACCTGCACAATGAAGGTTGAAAGCATGCCGCTGTGTGGTGTTGAATCCATAAATAACAACGCGGTAATTATCACGAGCGAAGAGCAATAGTCCATTAAGACATTAACCAACAAAAGCCCCTACCTAAGGGGCTTTTTCATACCCCATAGCCTTTAGTGTATACTTAACCCATTACACAACAACAAGGCGCTAACATGGCAAACCAAGACGGTGACGTTTTACTTTTCCAAACGCTAAACGATGGCAATATCAACATTCAAAACGGCCTTGTCCAAATGACTGAAGGGTTAGAAACAGTGGTTTACATGTCGCTATTCTCGCCTGATGATTGGTTTGGCAATGAGGCTGTTGATACGCCAGAGGAAAAGCTATCCTCGCAAACTGAGCAAGTGATCAACAATAAGCCTCAGTCATCAAAAAACTATCAACTACTAGTGCAAGCTGTCGAGGCGGATCTAAAGTGGCTTGTCAGCAATGGTAACGCTAACAGCATAGACGTGTCTGTTACTTCTGGTGGTCTAAACCGTGTTATGATTAGCATAACTATTGAGCAGGATTCTAGCTCAAATAACATCACTTTACCTGTTGAGTGGGGAGCTAATGGCTAGAACAATCAAAGAAATATCTAACAGCATCATTGCGCAGTTAGAGTCCGTGCTAAACCAAAAAATACCACTGTTGCAAAAGTCATTTATGCGAGCGCACAGCCAAGCAACGGCAAGTGTCTTTGTCATGCTTGAGCATTATGGTGTGTTTATGACCAAACAGCAATTTGTTGCCGTTTGCTCTGACAAGCCAATAAATGTACAAGGAAAGCAATTAACACCACTTGTAGAGTGGGGTAATCTTATTGGTGTGGCACCACAAAAAGCAGGTCAACGCGCAGAACACACGATTAGCGTAACGGTTGAGCAGCTAGGTGGAACGCTTGATGCTGGCACGCAATTGCAGTCTTCACAGAATGGTTTTACTTACATCACTACGCAAGCCTACATCCTAACCACTAACCCGATTGAGATAACGATCAAGGCCGCTGACGATCCAACTTTTAATAGCGGTATCGGTGCAAACGGTAACTTAGCTGATGGTGCTGAGGTGTCTTTTGTTAACCCATTAGCGGAAGTCGGCAAGATAGCAACCGTGACAGGGCAACTTGTTACAGGTGCAGACCCAGAAACAACCGCGTCATATCGCAAGCGCGTACAGAAAGCATTCAGACGACGTAAGCAGGGTGGTGCATACATTGACTATCAAATTTGGGGCGAAGAGGTGGACGGCATTTCTAACGTGTATCCATACACCGGTGCGCCAATGGAGGTGGACGTTTACGCAGAGGCTACAGTCGCGAGTAGTGGCGATCCAGATGGAATACCAACACCGACACAAATACAGGAAGTGAAAGACTCGATTGAGTTTGATCAAAACGGCAAAGCATCACGAAGACCTGTAGGTGTGTTTGTGAACGTCTTCCCAATCACTCGCACCGGTTTCACTGTTGCGGTATCTGGCCTGTCTGTGAGCAATCCAGCGCAGATACAAGCGGATATTGAGGAAGGTTTAACGGATTACTTCCTAGATGCTGAACCGTTCATTACTGGCTTATCAGTGCCACCGCGTACCGACTTAATATCCAAGATTGCGGTCGAAGGTGTGATCAACGACATTGTGAGAGCGAACAACGGCACATTCATTGGCGCAAGTGTTTACCTATACCAAACTGGTGCAGGTGTCGATCCAAGTTATCAACTAGGTACAGGCGAGAAAGCAAAGCTTGTTTCTATCTCGTTTGTGTAGGGTGATGATATGAGCCTAAACCTATGGAAAGCGGCA